GTGGAGTAGTGAAAATCCGTGCTACAGTGTTGGCCTGAGGCCGGGAATACATCGCAACCATCGCGCCTCTCTCAAAAGCAAAAGCTGTTCTAAAAAGGTTAAGATGAGGGTGCGGTGTAGTAGGTGTAGGCAGAGTGATGGTAGTAGGTGTAACGGAATTGGGGGCATAAGTTGGATAACGAATGGCCCACGGATCAAAAGGCACGTTACTTATGATGTTGATAGGAGAAGAACCCTTCATGAGAAGCTGCTTTACACTATTTACATCCTCACCAGACAAAGCTGCCTGAAAACCAACTCCCTTAATGCCAGACTGGAAAACGATGTTGTTGTAGTTGTCAGTAGGCGAAAAGTTGGATGTCCTGGGTGCTGCAAAAAGAACATTCTTCATGCTAGCCACCAGATTGATGGGAATGGTGGAAGGAGCGGCTGGTGGTGCCGAAACTGGCTCTAAAACCCAAAGTCCCCACGTGCCAATGTAGTCATTAGTGAGAGCCATGTTGCCGGGAAAGTGGAAAGGAACCACAATCTCGACCTCACTGGTCTGGTTGAGATCTATGATAGTACGATTGATGTAGGGTGAAGTCATGCTTGGCACATTCACAGTAGTAAAAGTGGTGTTGTCGCCCATGAAGTAGTTGTACCCAAAGAGAAGACGGCCTGAGTGGAACCTGGTTTTCTGGATGACAAACTTGAACACAAAGTCACCCCTGTACTGAACAAAGCATGATGCAAGAACGGATGCAGCAGAAGGGTAAAAGGCGTTGAACGGTGCTGTGGCGCCGCCATTTGGTAGCGTCACAGTACTGCCCTGAGTGAAGAGAGCCATGGGAGACAGGAAACCCTTACACAGAAGAGAGCCAGCCGTCTGAGAACCAAGATTGACCTGGGTAATGAAATGTGGAGCGCTAGCTAAGTACTCAAAAGACATCTCATCCAAAGGCCTGCCGTTAACAGAGAAGGGAGCTAGACATGCATCATGCAGCAGAGACATGTTGTAAGCCGGATCCTCACCATCTGCATTGTTGAACTGCGACGAAGCCTTAACCTTGATGGTCTTAACTGTCGTACGCAGAGGTTTGGCGTAGCCAAATGCAGATGCAAGCCTAGATGCAAACCTAAAAGTCCACGCTGCCGGCGCCATAAAAGAAGATAGCATGGGAACTCCCGAAAGAGTGTCCGACACCTTTGACGCCGTGTTGAGAACTGAAGAAACAGAATCCTTGGGAACCTCCTCAGCCTTGACCCTAGGCTTGACACCAGACTGTGGTGCAATATTGCTAACTGAACTATCTACTGTGCAAG